TTTTAATAATTTTAATAATTTTAATAATTTTAATAATTTTAATAATTTTAATAATTTTAATAATTTTAATAATTTTAATAATTTTAATAATTTTAATAATTTTTAATTTATAATTTTTAATTTATAATTTTTAATTTATAATTTTTATAATTTTTATTATGATAAATAAATAAAAATATAAATTGTAATTTATTATATTTTTTGATAAAATATAATAAATTGTAATTTATTTAAAAATATAAATTGTAATTTATTATATTTTTTGATAAAATATAAAAAAATATTTAATTATTACTTTCAATAAATTTTGTAGCATATTCGGTAAAATTAAAAAATAATGGTTTCTTTTCAAAATTTATTTTTTTTAATAATATTTGACGTTTTTTAGATTTTGAAAATTTTAATTTTAAATTATCATATAATTCTTCTAATAAAACATGTGAATTATATTTTCTTGATTTAATATTAATATTAAATTCTTTATTTATTTTTTGTAAATATGAAATTGAAAATTGATGATTACATCCTTCATTTATAACTTGATACATTTCATTATGCCAATATTGTTCTGATATATGTGTATCTTGAATATTTTTTATTGTTTTAGGTTCATACGAATCTATAATTAAATAAGGTAATAAAGATAAAATCATATCTAAATAAATGGCTGGAAAATGATCTAATATTCTAAATTCAAATCCTACTCTTTCATCTGTTAAAAATTTATTATATTTTTCTTTATCATAATTTCTTTTTTTTAATAATTTATTATTAGCATCTAAATAATATTCAACATATTTATTATTTAAAGGATAATATATTTTTTTTAAATCACTATTTATTGGATACATTAAATAATTATTATCTCTTGTTCTAATATCTGCACCTAATGTTATATTTATTGGTTTATAATCATTATTTTCTTTTTCAATAAATATTTTTTGAAATTCTTTAAAAAATCTTGGATTATTTTTAAATAATAATTCGTAAAAACTTTTTACTTTTATATTTTTTGAATTATTTATTTTTTCTGTTATAAATTCATATAAATTATTTGTTAATTTTCTATCATTTAATACATTATAATTTTTAATTAAACTTCCATTTACATTATATACCTTTTTTTTATTAGGTACAATTATTTTAATTGAAGGATTATTTTTTTTCTCAAAAAATATATTTTTAACATATGTAAATTCTGAACCATTATTCATCAATGATACATCTGTTGTTCCATAATTAGCATAAGCATTTAATAAATGTCTTAAACTTAATTTTGATGGAAAATTTTTATTGTTCTTAATTTGATAAGATGGTGATGAAAAATTACATGATATTAATGGTTCTAATAATTGTAATTTATTTGCTAAATTAGCATGCATATTTAAGAATTTATTTTTTGATACATCTTTATTATATGGCATTGTAATCCATAAATGATAGCTACCTATATAATCATCTGTTAATAATTTACGATAACATAAATATTCATGATTTAAATTAAATATATCAATAATTTGTAATGCTTCTTTTCTTGAACCAATTGAATTAATAATTACTTGATTTTTTTTATTATAATGATTAAAAATTGCATTCATATAATCTACAAATGAATTTTCATATTTTAAAAAATTAGTATAAGATGTTTCAAAATTTTTATTTTTAAAATCAATTGTCATCATTTCTAAAACCCATGAATCTCTTGATGTGTCTAATGCTGGTATGTCATTTTTATAACAAAAAAATATATTTTCAATTATGTTTTGATTAAACTCAATAGAATTAAATATGTAATTTTTTAATAACTTAATTTGTTTATTTACTATTTTATTTAAATCTTCTTTTGTTGTTAATTTTGATTTTATATTTTTAGTATTTCTTTTATTTTTACTATTTGTATTTGTTTCAAAATTTAATATATTTAAATTTTTTATTCTATCTAATTTAATATTTTTATTTATATAAGCATTTATAATTTCTTGTTTTTTATTATTATAATCTAAATTATTATATAATTCATTAAATAATTGATAATTATTTTTTATTAATTCTTCTTTATTTGTTGATGTTTTTTTAATTAAGTCTAATATAGATTTTTCATTTATTGTACTATTTTCTATATAATATGTATAATGTAATAATGGTACATGATAAATAATAAAATATTGTAAATATGTTCTTAAATTATAATTTGTTTGTTCTGTTAAACAATAAGTATCATTTATTTTTTCTATTTCAAAAAAATCTTTTTTTTCAAATGGGAATTTCTTTTTTGTTATTGCCATACTTCGTATTTCAATTATTTTTTCAATATTTTTAATATAATCACTATAATAAGATTTATTTTGTATATATGATTTATATTTTTGATAAAAATTTATTTCATTTAATAAATATAATTTATGTATTAATTCTGAATTTAAATAAACGTCATATGCTTTATCTTTTATAATTTTTTTATTTATATATTTTAAATTAAATTCATGTTCAATACCTAGTCCCCAGGTAACCATATTATTTACTTAGATTTTAAAACTATTTTTTTTGTTGTATTTTATTTATTTTATTTATTTTATTTATTTTATTTATTTTATTTATTTTAAATAATATTTAAATAAACCTTCAACTGTTTCTAAAGCCCCTTCAACCCATCCTTGATTATTACTATAATTTTCTCCAATAATATATAATGTTTTATCTTTATTTATTTTTAACATTTTTTTACTAATTATTTTTGAATTTACATTTGGTTTCCAATAAGCAACACCACAATTCCAATAATTTATAGAATTATAAATAGGTTTTTCTATTTTTATTTCCGAAATAGTTTTTGTTTTTGTTTTTGTTTTTCTCTTTTCTTTTTCATAAAATATTAATTTTAATTGTTTTACTATTTCTTTACTTAATTCATTACTTGATTTATGTAAAAATTTTTTCCAATATAATGCATATTTTGCATCTGTATAAGACGTCATAATTAATCCATTTTCTTTATTTATTGGTATAATATATCTTAATTTAGTATTTGTTGTACTTTTTTCTAAATTTGAAAACCATGTTTTAGGAAATACACTATATATTCGACACAATGGTTTGCATGATACAGAATTAATATATGGATAATATATGTTTAAATAACTTAATTTTTTTAATGCGGGTTTAGGTAAAGCTAATATCAAAAATTTTGTTTGATAAATATTATTATTAATATTTAATAAATAATTATTTCCGAATTCTTTTATTTTTAATAATTCTTGATTTAAATATAATTTATGTGATTTTTGTTGTTTTTGTTCTTGTTGTTGTTGTTGTTGTTGTTGTTGTAATCCATTTTTTTTTATTTTTTTAACTAAAGTATTAATTAAATTTGTAAAACCATGTTTTAATACATAATATTTTAATGTATTAGTTATTCCTTCTTCAAATAATCGAATAGCATCATAAACATTTTCATATACTAATTCTCCATAATAACCTGAGAAATCTAATAAAAATTTAATTTCATCTGCTTTTAATATTGTTTTTGCATATTCTATAAATGTGTATTTTTGTAATTCTTTTGTTCCTTTTACTTTATCTTTTTTTATTAATGATTTAGCATGATTTATGACTTTTTTTATATAAGTAAAACTTGTTTTTTTTTGAAATTTTGTTTTTAAATCATAATCTTTTGATAGAAGTATACTTGACTTTCCAGTTATTTCTATTAATTCATCTTTTAAATCTAAATCTTTTATTAAAGATAATAAGAGTTTATGATTTTCATTTAAACGACCTGCACCCATTTCATATTGTATATTTTTATTGTTAATTTTCTTGTATTTTGTTAAACATTTACCTCCAAAATAATTATTTTTTTCAAATAATGATATTTTAAGATTTTTATTTGGAAATTTTTTTTGAAGTTGATAAAAACAATATAAACCAGCTATTCCACCTCCAATAATAATTATATCATTCATTAATTAATATATATATATATAATATTTATGAATTTACTATAAATTTATAAATAATGAAAATAATTTAAAATAAATGTAATAATAATAATTATTAATAGTTATAATATGTTAAAAAATATATATTTATTAGGAGATATAGGTTATTATGGTAAAAAATTAAAACATTGTGTAAATAATATTAAAAAAAATTTAAATATCAATGATGCTATTGTACTTTTGGGTGATAATTTTTATCCATGTGGATTAAGTCATAAAAATGATAATAAAATTAATGAATTTAAAAAAATATTTAATGATATAAATGTTCCAATATATAGTATATTGGGAAATCATGATTATATGTTAAATCCGCGTGCACAAATAAATTTACCCATATGGAATATGAATGATTTTTATTATAAAAAAAGTTATGAAAATGTAGATTTGTATTTTATGGATACTATTTTATTTGATATTGATGAATTAGTCCCAATTGAAAAAATAGAAGAAGTTCATAATGACACAATTCATAATATTACACTAAAACAATTAAAATGGTTTGTTCATGAATTAAAAAAAGAAATCAATAAACCAAAAATTGTATTTGGACATTATCCAATTGTAACAAATGGATTTTATCATAAACGAATGGATGTTTTATATAGTTTATTTATTGATATTTTTGAAAAATATAATGTGCAACTTTATATTAGTGGTCATGAACATAATATTCAATATATTAAACATAAAATTAATAATAATTATACTTTAGATCAAATTATTATTGGATCAAGTTCTCAAAAGCGAAATAACTCATATGTCGAAAATAATAATATGAATAATATAAATCATATGTATGATTGTAATGAAATATTTTATGGAAAACTTTCTTTGTTTAATGAAAATGAAAATGAAAATAAAAAAAATTATAAAATTGAATATATCAATTCTAATGGAATTACAAAATATAAATATAATATATAAATATTTTAAAAAATATATTTTAAAAAATATATTTTGAAAAAAAAATTATTTAATTCTTTAAATTTTACATAATGGAAATGGTTGATTTGTATGTTGTTGATTGTTCATTATATGAGTATTTGGATGATTAACTTTATTATCTATAAATGAGTTAAATAAGTTATTTGATGAATTTGTTTTATCAAATAAATCATAACTTGTTCCATAACTTGTTCCATAACTTGTACAATTATTATAGTTAGATGGAAATTTTTCATTTAACATATTATTAAATGATGTTGAAATATTTGGTATTTTATTAATATTTAAATCTGAACTATCAAATATTTTATGATTATGATTATTTAAATTAACATCATTTTTATTTGTTAAGTATTCACTTGTTATTTTATATAATGTTTTATCTGATGTATATTTTTCTACTTTTGTTAAATCATTATCTATTTTTGTTAATGCTGAAAAATTTTCTTGATTTCCCTTAAATATTTGGTGATTTAATCGTGCTTGTCCATCTAAACCATTCTTTAAAAAATCTGAAACACCAGGAACTGTATCTGTGAAAGGTTTTACTGCACAATAAGCTCGTGCATTTAATCCTGTTATATCACTATACATATTTCCATATTCTTTGCGAATATCTTCCATACAACTCCCGAATTGTTGTGGATATTTATTAATTTCATCAACTAAAATTGCTGTAGATAAAGCTTTAGCACCTGCTATTCCTATTTTTGAATCAAAGAAGTTATTATTGGGAATATTTGGTTGATGATTATTTTGTACATTAAAATTTTTAAGTGAAGCATCATTATATTTAAGATTTTCATGAGTAAATTTATATGGATTTTCAAAATTAGTATTTATATTTGTTGTTGTAATATTTGTTGTATTATTTGTTGTAATATTTCTTGTATTATAACTGGTAATATTTCCACTATTAAATTTAGGATTTACTTGTAAAGAGTAATTTTCCATATTGATATATATTATTGATATTATTTTATATTAAATAGTATTAATAAATTTCATTTTTTTTTATTTTTTTAATAAATTTATTATTTATTAATAAATTTATTATATTTATTAATAAATTTATTTATAAAAAGAAAGTTTATTATTGTTTATTTTTATTTTTTAATTTTCATATATTTCTCCTTTAATAAATTTATATGGATCATCAATAGTACCATCAAATATTCCTACTTTCTTTTGTAATAATTTATTATTTTTATCATACAATTCAAAACTTGAAACTTTATTAGGTGTTGTATAAAAGCAATAATTATTATTCATTAATTTAACTTCTCCATTATATTTACATAAATATTCATTATTAGAAATAACTATAATAAAATCATATAAACCTTCAATAAATATTCCATTTTTAAATATCCCTTCAATCTTTTCATAATTAATTCCTTCAGGACTTATTTTTAATCTTTTCATTATTATAGGAGTTTCTAAATCACAATCATCATTATGTAATATTGGTATTAAATCATTATTTATTATAAATTTTCCTTCTTGTATTAATTTTTCATTTGTATGTAAATCATGTTTAATAAATTTACCACATTTAAAATATGGATAAGACATATTAGCATCGAATAATCCTTCGTATTTTAAAGATATTTGATGATTATTATTTTCATCATGAATAATAATATTTAACTCCCCATAACCATTAAAAATTAATTCATTATTTCTATAAATTACATCATTATTTGATTGATATATAATTGTTTGATAATCATTTATTTTTTCTGTATAACCAGAAATGAATAGATCATTTTCAAATTTTCCACATTCTTTATTAATCAAATTATTATTATAATATATATATTTCTCACAATCATTACCATTTAAATCATTATTTATCATTTTTCCTTTTTTTACAATAGTTATTTCATTAGGTTGTATTATTGTTAAAATACCATTCATTTCATTTTTATTTATTTGTCCATTATATTTTCTTTCGTAATTTTCAATTCTTTCTATTAATTCACATTCATTACTTACAAATGAACCATTTATTATATCTCCTTTATAAAAAATACTTATTTGATTTATTTCATTTATTTCATTTATTTCATGTTTGTACGAAAATATTAATGATTTACCATTTACATTAGCATATGAACAATTAATTATATCTATGTCAAATTCTCCATTATCTACTGTTTCATATTTATATTCTATATTTTTTTCATAAAATATTAATTTACCTTTATTTAATTTTATTGTTTTATCTTCATTTATTGTTCCTTTGTAATAATATTTTTTGATACTTACTGAATTTATAATATCCCATGAATAAATTTCTACATCATTTATTGCTTTATCATTTTCATAATTACCGATTATTTCTAATCTTATTTTATTGTTTGGATTTTGATTGTCTTTTATTATTTCTATAACAATTAAACCTTGTGTGCAGTTTAATTTATTATTTCTAAATATTCCTTTTTTAGTTTTAATTAGTGTGTAATCTTCTTCTACTTTTTTTAATTCTATTGTTCCTTCTTGTAATAATTTATTTTTATCAAATATACCTTCAATTTTTTCAATTATTTTATTATCAATTGAACTACTTTTAATTATACCATTACCATTTATTTCTTTATTAATAATATTAAATTCTTGATATAATTTACTTATTACTTCATTATTAGAATTTTTTTGTTCATTAAATTCTTTTATTTTTCCATTTAATAATTCGTTATTTTTAAAAATACCTTTTTGTATCATTAATATTTTATCTGAATTACTATTATTATTTTCTTTGATGGTTAATTGTCCATTTCCTTCATAATTGTTATTTTTAAACGTTCCTTCATATATAATCAATTTGTTTGAATTAAATAAAGTTAATTTACCATCATTACCTTCTTTAATAATTTTTATTTTATCATTGTATTTATATAAGGCTGGACCTACATACTCAAAATCCTTATGTTTTAATCTTATTTTATTTGTTTTTCCTAATAAATATAATTCATATAAACATAGTTGATCATAATATGTACCAGGAATGAAACTTTCTGTTTTTTCTTGTGTCGAATTTGAATTTGAATTTGAGTTTGAATTATTTTTTTCGTTAATAAACATTTTTGATAAACTACTTACTAATTTTTTAATAATATTAAAGTCATTTGTTCTTTCATTTTTCTTTTTAATTTTTTCATCATTATTAAGATTAGTATTTTCTTCATCCATTTTATTTTGAACTTTTAATATTTTATCATTTAATTCTTCAAAACAACTATTTAATGAAGCAAAATAATTACTATTTTCTCTTATTTTTTTATCATCATTTATAATTGTTACTTTATCAGGATGTACTTTTAAAGCTAATTTCAAATATTTTTTTCTTATTTCTATTTTATCGTCATTTTCATCAACTAAATAATTTTTAATGATTAAATTAAAATCATTATTATCAAATTTTTTGACCGCTTCATTATAATTTTTAATAGCACTTTTCTTTGAATTTTCTATATCATAATAATCTACATATTTTTCATAAGCCCAATTAACTGTAATAGAAACCGCCATTAAAGATATTATATATACAAAACCTGTTGTTGCTGCTACTCCACATTGTGCTGCCAATGAAGGTGTGGCTGATGTAGTTATTGTAGTACAATATTTTAATATACATTCAGTAGCAAATGAAGCTATATATCTTGTTGAAAATGGAGTAACTATCGATAATGTTGAATTTTTATAAAAATCTGACCATGTAGTAGATAAATTACTATAATCAAATAAAGAATTAATTGTAATTTGTAATGCAGAACTTAATAACGAAAAACTTAAATTATCAGTTATACAATAACATAATCCTGTTGTCATCATGGCAAATGTTGCACCACTTCCAAATTGAGGTAATACATCTTTATAATCAATAATTAAACCCACTATATCATATTCTTTTATTAAATTATTAATTAAATCTTCAATATTATTTATGAATTTTCTATAATCATCTTTGTATTTTTCTGTTAAATTATTAAAATATTTATCAATATTATTATTAAAAGTATAATAATTATCATAATCATAATATTCACTATTATCAATTTGTATATTCATAAATAATCTGTTTTCTATATCTATATCTGTATTGTCAAAACTTTCATCATTTTTATAAAATAAATTTTTTATACTTTCATCAAACAAATTTAAAATTTTTTCTTTTATTTCATCAAATTTATTTAAAAAGTTTTGCTTATCTTTATAAGTTTCATATTGTTGATAACAACTATAATTATCAAGTATTATACTATTAATATTTATTAATATTTTATATTCCATATTTATTTTTTCTTCATTTTGGTCTTCATTTAATTCCATATTTTCTTGATTATTTTCAATATTTTCAATATTTTCAATATTTTCAATATTTTTTTTTGTTTTATCTATTATATTATTAAATTCTTCATTTATTTTATTGAAAACATCATCAAAATCATAATTAATATTTTTCATTAAACATGGATTGTTATTTTCATCCATTTTAAACTTGTAAATTTTTTCTTCATTTAATTTTACTTTTTTTGAATCTTTAAAACTAAAAAACTTAATAACAAATTCATTTTTATCAATTACTTCTTGAATAGTTCCATAATTATATTGTGCAAACCAAGTATTAGTACAGCCTAAAAAATAACTTCCTGAATATGCCATTGAACCAATAATTCCGTAATTATTTACTCCATGATAATTTGATATTGCTGAATCTATCATATTTCCCATAAATTGAAAACTACCTCTTGTTAATGGTAATAAATAATCTATATTTTTTGTACTATAATAAGTTGAACTATCTGACAACATGTGAAACATTAAAGCACCATATTCACGAGATACAGTACTTATTCCAGCACTAAAGTGAGGTGATATTGTTGGAATTATTTTTGTATCTAATGAAGGATCATTATTATTCACTTTTGTTATTAAATCATTTAATGTATTTTCATTTGCTTCATTATTTACTAATTTAGTTGTTATAATTGTATTTGAAGTAAATATTCCATGTATTACTTTTTGGTCTTCAAAAGTATTATATATATCTTTAGATAATATATTACCATCATTATCTCTTAATATAACCATATGTACATCTATTCTTGATTCGCGATTTAAATAAATAGATTTATTTCCTACTAATTTATGCTTTGTACCAATATATCTATTTTGAATATTTGTATTTTTATTATCTAAAAATTGTTCAATATTTCCACTATCAATATCACTATCATTCATGTAAAATAATTTAGCAAATATTTCTTGATTTTTTTCACTCAATAATTTATTTTTTAAATCACTCAATATCAATTTCATATCTTTATTGAATTCTTTTTGTTTTTCATTGTTAGATATTGTTAAACTATAATTTTGTAATTTATTATGAATAATACTTTGTGTCATTTGATCATCTTGGTCTTTTACTTTTATTTGACTATTTGATTTATTAATTAATCCTAGTTTTTCAAATATTTTTAATTGAGCATTTGTTTCTTGACTTGTACCATGATGTTTATGATTTATTTGACTTGATTGACTTGACTGACTTGATTGATTAATAATTTCGTCATTATTGATATATGTTTGTTGTACTAAATTCATTTTTATTCCATCAATAATTTCTACTTTTATTGGAGAGCTTAAATCTTTAGCACTGTAAGTTAATGTTTGTAAGTGTTTCATTTTATTTATTTTATTCAAGTGATCCGGTGTTTTTACTAAGTCTACAATATTAACATTTTTGTCATATTTTTTGTCTAACTGTCCATCAATAATAAAACTATTATTATAATTTACATATACTTCAACACCATCAATATTTGTTGTTCCTTTAAATCCATTTGATTTTATAAAACTAACTAAATCTGTTTTATCTTTGTCAATTGAATTATTAAATTGCAGACTAATATTTTTGTCATTATATTTACTGTAAATTGTTATATTTTTATTATTTATTTCTATTTTAGACAACCAATTTTTCCAATTATTAAAAATAGTTTCTCTACAATTTAAGTTTATATTATTTAATTTTATTTTCCTATTTTTACCTAATTGATACTTATTTGTTAAAACATCTAAAAATGAAATATCTGAAACTGAATCTAAAACATCAATAACATCATAATTAGCATTCATTTCAATACATAATACTGAAACATTAGCATTATTACTAAAAAATCCCATTAATGAATTAAAAAGAAATGGCTCTTTTATATCTAATGCTTGTTGAAGTATATCTGTATAACTACCATTTAATATTATATTATTATGATGAGTATTATTTTTATTATTTTCATAATCAATATGCTGATTATTTATTATATTCAATGTTCTAAACTCAATATTAGTATTTTTTGTAAAATTACTTAATTCACTTAAACAAAATGACATAATATAGTCTTTTTTCGAATAATCATAAATAATATTTTTTAATCTGTTTTCATTAGTTCTATCAAAAATTTTATTATTTCTATTTTCTGTTATTAAAGGAGTTCCATCTAAATTTGAAAAATTTAAATTTTTATTTATATCATGTCCTTCTATTTGAATAACTTTATTTTGATTTTTATTCATTATTCCTATATTTTTATTTTGAGTAATATCAGATACTCTAACAAGTTTTCCATTTAATTCAATATTTCCAAGACTATGATAAATATTATTTTCTTCTCCTCTTATTTTGTCTGTTGAATTATTTGCATAAATTTCACAATAATATTCATGTTTTCCTGCATATATATTAAAATTTCCTAAATCTGTTTTTAATATATACATAATTTTATCCGAAGATTGAATATTTATTTCTCTATTATATGAATTTGTACTAATTTCTCTTTTTTGTCCTTGAGAATATTTAGTACCATTTTCTTCAATAATATCATTAAAATAATCAATTGTTCCTTCTTCTTTTATGTTTATATTCAATACACCATTTTTAATAAAGAATTTAAAATTAGCATTTCCTTTTTTTATTTCACCATTTAAAATTTTACTTCCTGAATTTGTTGTTTTATTATTAAAACTTTGTTCATTCATTATTTCTTCAAAAAATGTTTTATTATAAGAAGGTAATAATTGAAGTGCATGAAATACTACATAACAACTTATATTAGGATTTATCAATATATTTTTCTTTAATTCTTGATATTTATTGTAATTATTTTGTGCTTGATTTGAATGAATATTTCTTGTAAATAATGGAGAACCATCAGCACTTATAAATATATCAAATTCTTCATTTTCTGTTTTTATATTTTTATTTTGTTCATCTTGTAATTTTTGCTGTTCTTCATGTACTTTTAAGAAACTTGGATGCTTTAACTTAACTATTGGATTATTGACTTGATTTGTATCATTTAATTTTAAATTGGATATGTCTTGACTACTTTGAATATTATTGATATTTTTAATATTTTTTACATTTAATGTATCTTTATTTGTATGAATTTTAATAACAGGTTTATTATATGTTTCATTAAAATATACACTAAAATATCCGGTTTTATGTATTAATGTTGCTTCATTTTTTTGTAAATTAATCAATGGAATATCATTTTGATAAGTAGCATAAACAAATTCTTCATTTCCATTATTTAAATATATAAATAAAGGTAAGCCATCTTTAGATAAAATAGCTTTAAAATTATCTTCTGTATGCAATAGTTTATCTACTGTCCTTTGTGTTCCAGCATCATAAGTAAGAGTAGTTTTTTTTGTACTTGAAAAATAACTACTTTTTGTACTAATAATTTCTTTGATTAAATCCTCAAATGAATATATGTCATTAGATGATTTACATTTAATAATGATTGTATTATTTTCATCATTTATTTCAATATTATATTTAGGATTATTAAATGTTCCACATTCATATGTTTTTGATGAACTTTCTTTTTTATAACCTAAATATTTTGATTTTTTATCTATTACATTTTTTTTAGTAGTTATTGTTTCAATATTATTTATTTCATTTTTAGGAACAATATTTGCTACTAATTTCAAAATAATTTCATAAGATTGATTATTTGAAGAATTTGACGAATTTGAATTAGATTTTTTATTTTCTTGGATATTTTCAATTTGATTAGATATGTATAAATTATTAACATTTTCGTTATTTATATAAGTATCTTGATTAATTCTTGGTCTTGTATAATAAGGAGTACCATCTGCTTTTGTTTCATAAATTTCTTTATGTTTATATTCATTTATTGACGGCAATTGAATTGATAATGATGCACCAAAGATTGATAATTTAATATCCATTTTACCTTCATATGTATTTAATTCATTTCCATAAAAAATTGTATTGTTTATGGTTTGAGGTTTATAATTTATGATTTGCTTTCCATTTCGAACATTAAATGATAAATCAACACATTTTTTAAAATTAACATGAGCACCAATATCTTCTCCCATTTCTAACATTTGAAGCTTATTATTGTCAATAATAAACTTATATTTACCATAATGAGCTCCAAAATCTATACCATTATAATTATAATCAATATTGTATCTATCTTCAATATATAATGCATTTTTGGATCCTATTGATATATTTTTTGACATTAATGTATAATGTGATAATCCTAATTCTTCTGATTGATTTATCTTTTGTAATGCATAGTTTCCTATGTCAAATATAAATTGTTCTCCATCAATAATTAACTTATTGTTTTTTATTGATTTTAATAATGAACTTGATACAGAAGGAATTAAATAATTATATTCTGATAAATTATTGGTTTTTAATTTATCAAATAAATTATACTGAATAGATGTTGATAAAATAATTTCACCACAATTTTTAATATAATTTTTTAATTGAAATTTTTGATTGGATGTTAAAATATATCCTACTTCCATTAAACTATATAATTTTATACTTTCTAATGAACTATTAACAATAATATTTACATTTTGATTAGGATTTTGAGTATGAGTATGAGTTTTAGTTTTATTATTTTTCATATTTAATTTTATTAAAATATTTTATTTTTAATGTTATAATATGATATATTATAAACTTATAAATATAATTTTATATATAAATATTTTAAGATTTTTATTTTTTTATTAAAGAATTATGCATTTATTTTTAATAAAATGAAAATAAAAATAAAATATTGTATTAAATTAGATATATGTATAAATATAAAATTTCAAAATCTCCATGTAGTCCTTCTGCTGATGGTTCAGGTTCATTTAAAACTTGTTATTCATTACAATCATTAAAAAAAATAGCAAATGAATTAAAAAGAAAAAATAATTTAAAAGTTGATTTAGAAAAAAAAAATAAAAAGCAATTATGGGATTTAATACAAAAACAATTTAGTAGTAGTTGTAGTAAAAAAGAAGATTGTTGGAAAAATCAAGAAGTTGTTAAAAAATTAAATGATGTAGAAATTAATAAATTTACATTTAAGCCGGAATATCCAAAAGAATGGAAAAAAGATAAATATACATGGTTAAATACATATGATATTTTAAGAGTAATGAAACAATATGAAAAAAAATTTGATGATTTTAAATTTTTAGGCGTTGTTCCTTCTGATTGTCCTACAAAAATTCATTGTGAATTATCAAATATTGATTTAGGAGGATTGAAAAAAAATAAAGTTAATAAAATTGGAATGGTTTATAATTTAGATGTTTCAAGTGGTCCTGGAACTCATTGGGTTGCTGTTTATATTGATAATAAAAATAATGAAATTAATTATTTTGATAGTTATGGCTCTGAACCAATTAAACTTATTCATGATTTTATTTTAAGTTTAGTTAAAAAATATAGAAAATTAGGAATAGAACCAATTGTAATTTATAATGATAAAAGACATCAATATGGTGGAAGTGAATGTGGTATGTATTCTATTAACTTTTTATTAGAAAGATTACATGGTGTAAATATGTATGATATATTTCGAAGAAAAATTAGTGATAAAAAAATGAATGATTTAAGAAAATTAATTTATAATTATAAAAAATAATTTATTTTTATTTTATTTATTTTATTTATTTTATTTATTTTATTTATTTTATTTATTTTATTTATTTTATTTATTTT